CCGGGTTTGCGACTCCGACGGCTGGTATGGTTTTCACCATTGCCGGTGTCTACGACTGCCACCCGGAAACCAAGGCGGCCTACAGCCACCTGAAGCAGTTCACCATCTTGGCGGGCTCGACTGCCACCAACGTTCTGATCTCGCCCACCATCTACCTGACGGGTGCGAAAAAGAACGTGGCTAGCTCGACCGGTGGCACTGCGGCTCCGACCACCACGGCGGCCCTGACCTTCGTCGGTGCGGCTTCTACCAGCTACGCTCAGAACCTGATGTATCACAAGGATGCGTTTACGTTCGCCACGGGTGCCCTCCCGCTGATGGCGGATGCGGCCAAGTGCGTAACCAAGACCTACGATGGCATCAGTATACGTGTTTGGCAGGCGAGCGACATCCGAAACGATGAAATGCTGACCCGTATTGACCTTCTGTACGGGTATGCGGCCATTCGCCCGCAGTGGGCTTGCCGGATCACCAGCTAATCATCTATTGAAAAGGAGACAGACAAATGACTCAGCCCACCGAGTACGAGCAGTTAAGCACTAATTCTCCTGACGGATGCCAGATCGGGCGAGCCGCCAGCGAGAAGGTCGGGTTCTACGGTGCCACGCCTGTTGTACAGCGTGCCACTGGAACGACCCACACCACCACCAACGTTGTCACTTCGGCCTCTTACGGCACGCTCCAGGTAGCGCAGATGCAGGAGGTAATGAACACTCTCATTGCCCTCGGCATCTGGGCCGCCTAAGGGGGTGCTATGAGTCGCTCCCTGGGTGTGGCGGATTCCAAGGCCGACATCGACAGTGGCGTTATCACTGGCGTTTCTAACCTTGCTACCGCCAGTGGTTCGACTGTGGGTCTTTACGGTGCTACCCCTGTAGTGCAAAGGGCGACCGCGACGACCCACACGACTACCAACGTGGTCACGTCTGCCAGCTTCGGCACTCTCCAGGTCGCACAGGTTCAGGAAATCATGAACACCCTGATTGCGATTGGAATCTGGGCCCCGTAATGAAAAAAACTTTCCTCCATGTCGGGTGCGGGCCAGATCCCGCGCCCGACTGGGCGAAAGCCTTCACAGAAGTTCGTTTGGATATTGACGATACCTATAAACCGGATATTGTCGCCAGCATGTTGGATATGGGTGACATCGGGTCATTCGATGTTGTGTATTGTCAGCATGCACTAGAGCATCTGTACGCTCATGAAGTCCCGATAGCATTAAAAGAATTCAAGCGCGTCTTAAAGACGGATGGGATCGCAATGGTAATCGTCCCGGACCTTGAAGACGTTAAAGCAACCGAAGAGGTGATTCTTGAATCCCCCATAGGCCCGATCACAGGGCTTGACATGATTTACGGTTATCGCCCTGTCCTGGCTGAACGTCCGCACATGGCGCACAAGACCGGGTTTGTCGAGAGCACCCTGAAGAAATCATTTGTGGATGCCGGTTTCAGCAAGGTGTTTACGAACCGGAACGGGAACTACAACCTGATAGGCGTTGGCAAGAAATGACCAAGCGCGTTGTCTTCTGTGTTCCGACATTGACCAGACCCTATCAGGTCTGTCTGGACAGCCTGAAAGCATCCATTCCACTGATTGTGGCGGCAGGATGGGATGAGGGGATGGTTTCTGAGGTCGGGAATCCGTATATCTCCGCTGCCCGCTCCTACATGCTCAGAAAGGCCCTCGACACAAAAGCAGATGTCATCGTGTTTATCGACCATGACCTTTCATGGGAACCGGAAGCCTTGCTTAAATTGATCGAGACAGAGGGCGACGTGGTTGCCGGTCTTTATCGGTTCAAATACGACGACAAAGAAGAATACATGGGCGTACTGGACGACGACAAGAACGGTATGCCGAAAGTCCGTGAGGACGGGTGCATCAAAGCCTCCCGGGTTCCGGCTGGATTCCTAAAGGTTACGAAAGAGGCCATAGACAGGTTCATGGCTTTTTATCCTGACCTGACCTATGGGCCGAAATACAACCTATCCGTTGACCTATTCAACCACGGCGCACACAAAGGCGCATGGTGGGGAGAGGACTACGCATTCTCGCGTAACTGGATCGAACTCGGTGGGGAAATTTGGGTCGTTCCTGATATAAACGTGAATCATCACACGACCGAAAAGGAATACAAAGGCAATTTCCATGAGTTTATGATGAAACAGCCCGGTGGCTCAAAAGACCCGGCTCGCCTTAAACTGGTTGGAGAAAACTGATGATCTACCAAGTCCACGAAAAACACGGTCACCACATGGCCATTACGAAATCGGAAGCGGACGCAAACGAAAAACGTGGCTGGCGTACAGTCTCGGAGGCTGAATTCTACAAACGAGAAGAAAAGAATGTCATCGAGGCGATTGTCGATGATCTGGAAGAGCGCTACGAAAAGAAGTACGGCAAGCGCCCACACCACAAGATGAAGCGCGAAACCATTGAGGCGGCTTTAAAAGATGGATAAACTCTACGACACAGTAACGGACACCGAAGGCCGGCCCATTTCCGGCGCTACCGTTTCGGTGATGAACGAGGACACCGGATCGGCGCAGACGCTGTATACGATTCTTGGAGCCTCGCTCGGGACTACTACCACCACAAACGACGCCGGCTATTACGAGGCGTTCGTTCCGGATGGTTCTTACGTTATTACGGTCTCTTACCCAGTACTAAATCCGATCACCAGGACTAGGGTTAAGGTTTCTGGTGAACGCACCTTTTCCAATCTTGCGGCACTCCGGCTTGCCAAGACCGCAACGCTAACGGATGGGGACTTGGTTACTGTCCTGTCTCACACCAGCGGTGCCGCGGGTGGTGGAACCTTCTACTGGTCAGCCTCCAGCGCCGACGCCGACGACAACGGAATCACGATCCTGCCGACTGGGCATGTGGGAAATGGACGATGGAAGCGTGAGTATTCCGGGCCTATCAGCCTGGATTGGTTCGATAAAACGGCTACAGGAATTCAGGCCGCAATAAACGCCATTGCGGATGGCTCTATTTCATTGTTCACGGTCCCAAGCGGGACTTACACAATTAACTCAGCATTGTCTGCCGGAACCAGAAAACTTATCTGGATCATGGAAGGGGACGTAACGCTTTCAGGGACATCTCCTACTCTTCCGGGAAATACAATCACATTCGGTACTAAACAACAGACCGTTGTTGGTCAAGGAACGTTCAGTCCGTTTGTTGACCAGCACATGAACATCATTCCTGAAACATCGCAGCACCATTTTGGCCTTGTTGTTGGAATGGATGCGACAGGCCAGACTGACGGTAAAGACAAATGCTCAGCTTATTTCGCGGCTAATGGTAACGGCGCTGTCGATCTGTGGGGTGCAAATACTCTGGTCAGACTTGAGTCTGGTTATTCTGGTGGCGCTAATTCAATCGAAGTCGATATTAACAACAACAGCGGTTCTGACGGGAAAGGCGTTGGAGTTCTCATAAACGGCGCATCTGCAAATAAGATTCTTGCCGGAATGATTGTCAGGATGAATGGTGGTCCGGCCGGCGGACAGCAAGGAATTCGCATTGAAGACGACTGGGATAATCAACTTATGTTGCAAGGAGCATTAACGAATGCGACATTTAATGCTGTCGATTCTGGAAATAATGCACTTCTCAATATCGATCAAACTCCGGTTTCCGGAACAGATACAGCACAAGTTAGATTCTTCCGTTCTACCGTTGCGGCATCTTTAAAGTTGTCGTTACACAACAACTCGGCAACTGAGAATATAACTCTTGACGCTTCAAATGGAAGGTTGTCAGGTATAGGAAGAGTAACAGCAATGTCGGCGACAAGCATTCCAGCAGGTGGAACGGCTGGATCTGGCTTCCTGTTTTCTTCTACTGCGAATTTTGGGATTTTCTTCGGCTCTGGAGCGCCTTCATTGTCGGCCGCGAAAGGCTCTCTTTACCTCCGAAGTGATGGAACAACGACGAATGATCGCGCCTATATCAATACCGACGGCTCCACGACTTGGACCGCACTAACGACGGTGGCATAACATGGTCATTGACAAGAAAGATCACCAGCAGCTCCTGCTCGAAATGTTCAAGAATACCCAGTTCCCTGGGCAATTCATTGAGTTGGCATACGAACTCAAGAAGGCCATTGAGCAGGCGGAGATTAAAGACACAGGCGACGAGTACGTCTATGCAGAAGACGGCTAGGGTATAAACCATGACCATCATCCTCTCTACCAGCGGCATTACCCAGATCACCGCCAACGACATTATTGAGGCGGCGGCGCTCAAGCTCGGTGCCAAGATGACCGGCGAGTCTCTGACAGCCGATGAGGCCGACGATAGCCTGAATATCCTGAATTCAATGGTCGATTCCATGACGACCGATGGAAACCTGATATTCAAGGTGCAGCAGGAAGCCTTGTCATGGGCAGGAGGAAACGCCAATAGAACCATTGGCAGCGGTGGGGATTTCGACACCACCAGACCGTCACGGATCGAGGCCGGGACGTTCTTTCGGGATGGAAGTATCGACTATCCGGTTGAAATCGTCCGTGACCGCGCGACCTATGACAGACTATGTAGCAAGACCGATACGTCGAATTATCCGGAAATTCTCTACTACGAAACGGGTTCACCACTGGGGAAGCTCTATGCTTACCCGGTCCCGTCGTCCACGATAACGCTGTACCTGAACACGTGGGCACAATTGCAGAATTTCCCGACGCTGACGGAAGTCCTGTCACTGCCTCCAGGATACAGATGGTTCCTGGAGCATAATCTGGCCGTGGCGTTGCAATCTGTTTTCTCGCTACCAGTCCCGGCGTCTGTCGAACGCGAGGCCGAGAAATCAAGGAGACGTATCGAGCGCATGAACCACCGTCCGATTGTTTCGCGTCTGGAAACGGCTGGGCGCAGTTACGACATCCGGTCTGACACATAATGGCTATTGTCGAGCAACCCCTGTTCGGTGTCGGCCTACAGGGCAAAAGCCCGAATGTCACGGCCAACTCTCTCGTAAACGCCTATTACGAGTTCCAGACCGAAAAGGACGGAACCCGGGTTGTCATTTACGGGACGCCAGGGCTTGATCTATTCCACAATGTAGATATGGGCGACACGCCGTGGAGAGGGCTTCATCCTGTTCCCGGTGTCAGCCGTTTCTATGGGGTCCACCGTGGAACGTTTTACGAGGTCGATAACTCCGGGATAACCACGTCTCGCGGGTCGATTGGCACGACCACTGGAAAGGTAGACATCATTGATGACGGAACCAACGTCATTGTCGTGGATGGTTCGGAAATCTACACCTACGACACATCAACGCCGGCAACCCCGATTGCTGCTGTTGCTGATGCTGACAGACCGACATCCCCGAATACCTGCACCGTTCAGGCCGGGCGAACACTGACCGACGAGGACGGGACAGGCCAGTTTAAAGGCTCCAGTTCTTATGCGCCGGGAACCTGGGATGCGCTGGACTTTGCGACCGCCGAATCGAATCCTGATGACTTGGTGAGGATCATCAACAACCTCGGAACCATCGTGTTGATGGGGCAATACTCGCTAGAGTTTTGGGCGAATGTCGGTGGGTCCGGGTTTCCTTATTCCAAAATCGTCAACGCCGATTCAGGAACAGGTCTTGCCGCCCGCTGGTCTGTCGGGAAGATCCTGGGAACCTATGCGTTCCTTGCCCAGAACCGGGAGGGCGAGGTTTTTGTCGGAATCCTGAATGGCTACCGTGTGGAGCGAATCAGCAATTTCGAGTTTGATTACCTGATCAACGGATACACGTCTGTCGCGGATGCTACCGGGTTCGGCTACCTACTTGGTGGCCACCCAATGTACCAGATCAATTTCCCGACGGCTGGGAAGTCTTGGCTTTACGACGCCACAACCCGTTATTGGAGCGAGCTGCGAAGCGGCACGGACGGTCGCCACCGTGGAGACCTCGCTATCGACTTCATCAACCAGACGATTGTCGCAGACTACGAAAACGGCAGGCTGTACAAATTCAATCCGGATTCCTACACCGATAACGGTGAACTGATCCATACGGTTTTACGTGGAAAGCATCTGAGAAGCCATAAAAAGCCCGTCAAAATCTCCTCCATTGAGCTAGGAATCGAGGCAGGCGTCGGGACGGTATCAGGCCAAGGGTCTGACCCTGTAGCGGCTCTCAGACTGTCTAAGGACGGCGGGCATTCTTTCGGTACGTCGGTATTCGCTAAAATGGGTAAGGTCGGACAGTACACGAAACGCCTGATCTGGAGGCGTTTAGGGTATGGTCGGGATATTGTCCCGGAAATCACGATCACCGACCCGGTTAAACGAGTCATCCTTGAGGCAGTCATTAACATCGAGGAAGGTCTTTAATGCTACCTCCGCCCCCTTCGGTTCTGCCGTTCGACGTAAACGGCAGCCCTAACGAAAAATGGATTGACTGGATGGATCAGAATTACCGCGCATCCAGAAGTTACCTCGGTTCGTTTACGACAGCCGGACGGCCTACGAATTTGCTACGGACTGGAGACTGGGGATTCGATACCACCCTTGGGAAACCGATCTGGTACAAAGGCCCGGGGTGGGTCGATGCAACAGGGACAGCCGCGTAATCACAGAGGATTACGCGAAACCCGTTAATTTGCTAGATTGAGTCAAGACCGTCGTGAGACGGACAGGAGGCGAGTATGCCAGGTCCAGGCGGCGGAGCAATGAATTATGTGTTGCAGCCGAAACTAGAAAAGTCCAGAGATCAGGCCCTTCAACTTGGGTTGATGGGCTATAAGAAGTTCAGGGAAGATTACGACAAGGCATTAGAGCAGCAGCAGCCATATGCCGATTTTGGCACGGAATCTCTCGGAGAGTTCAAGGGCTGGCTGGATGACCCGACATTTAACCAGAATTACGACTGGCGAGTAAACGAAGGTCTTAAAGGTGTAGAAAACTCCGCTGCTGCCAGAGGTGGAGCCCTGTCCGGTAACGCCCTGCGATCTATTACAGACTACGGACAGAACGCCGCATCACAGGAATACGGTAACGAATTCAACCGCTGGTTAGCGCGCCTCGGTATCGGGCAGGGTGCGGCTAACAATATGTCAAATATGTACGGGTCTAGGGGATCGCAAACACTCAACGCTGCTATCGGCGCCGGACAAAACTGGTTTAACAACAACCTGAACTCTGCGGCCGAGATCCGCAATGCCGAACTTGGGTTAAATAGCATTCTTCAGTCATGGATTCCTGCCCAATTTGGCGGCGGTGGAGATATGACCGGCGGCGGTGGTTTCAATAACAGCGGGAACACAGCAGGGGCTCAATCTGGCGGTTCCTATGGGTACAGTGCGCCAGCCGAAGGCGGAATGAGTTATTCATGGTAGGTGACTAATGGCAACTTGGGCAGACCGCAGAGACGCCTACACGGCACAGCGCCGGGCTGAGGCCCGTGAGGATCAGCGCCGCAACGCGCTGAATCAGATATTTTCCAGCGCCTACGAACCCGGAGAAACCACAACGACTCCGATGTACGGACCGACCCAGACCGGGGCGGCGCTGCCTCCTGTTGTCCAGCAGCAGCCTGGTGGACTCAACATGCAAAACGCCTTGGCCGGCATGTATCGCGGCGGGTTTGCGCCGGAGGCTATGCAGCTTGAACAGGAAATGCGTAATGCCGAAATGAAGCGTATGCAGCTCGGCCAGCGCCCTTCTGCGGTTCAGGTTTACGAGTACTACAAGAGCCTCCCGAACGATACCGCAAGGGAAGAAATGCTCCGCACTATGCGAAGCGCCCAGTATGGCGATGTGGGCGGGGTACGTTCGGAAATGCCTGTACTTCCAGGAGCCCCTGTGAGACCTCTAGGAACGCTTGCCGGTGAGGCTGGGGCGCAGGCCGCAATCGAGGCAGCTAAAGCACGTGCCGGAGCCCAGGCAAAGGCTGACGTTGAACTCGGAACCACTGAAAGGAAGAAGGAAACAAAAGCCAACGATATGATCGGAATGCTAAATCAGGCCGATCAGTTGCTTGATTCGGCGTCCGGTGGTCTAACCGGCCTTGCGGCTTCTGGTGGAAAACGTGCCTTAAATATTTCAGATGAATCAACAAAGGCAAACCAGCAGCTGAAACTGATTTCCGGTTGGTTAGTCAGTAACGTACCGAGAATGGAAGGCCCGCAATCTGATTTCGATGTTGAGAACTACCAAATCATGTCCGGTGTGGTCGGCGATATTTCCGTTCCAATCGGTGACAGGAAAGCGGCTATTGCCAAACTGATTGAACTTCAAAACAAATATGCTTCGCTGAATCAGAATGCAAAGGCACCCCGCGTACAACGCAAGGCCGGTGACATCGTGCAGACCAAAAACGGCCCGATGCTGATCCAGCGTGTTAATCCTGACGGTTCATACGAAGGCATCCCGGCCCGATGAAATTCTCTGACGCAGACATCCTTGAAGAGCCGCCGAAAGGCGGAGGGATGCGCTTTTCAGAGGAAGACATCCTAGAGGAAGGCACGGCAACGCCTGCCACAGCCTCTACAATGTCACCAGAGAATAAATACTTCTCAAAGCCTATCTCAAGAACCGCGCGGTTCCTGAAAGGCGTTAAAGACCCTATAGACGCAGGTGCACAGTTACTAACTAATGCGCTTCCTGCTGATATTGTTGAAGCTGGCAACAAGTTAAATAACTGGATCTCACAGAATACCGGAATGTTCACGCCTATACCGGAAGGCGGCGTTAATCAGATGGTATCCGATGAAGAAAAGGCTTATCAGGCTTCTCGGACTGCTGGTGGTGAATCTGGAATTGACGCCTATCGGCTTGGCGGAAATATCGCGGCACTGGCGGCAGGATCAAGGTACATACCAGTAGGTAAAACTCTACCGGCTCGGGCCGCGATTGGTGCCGCAACGGGCGCCAGTTACGGAGCATTGCAGCCGGTAACTGAAAACACAGATGAATATTGGGGCGAAAAGGGTAAACAGACCGCATTAGGTGCGGCCGTAGGGGCAATCGCCCCTTTATTGTTGTCTGGTGCGGCTCGGATTATCAGTCCGAAGGCGTCTGTTAATCCACAGTTGAAGGCGCTACAGGCAGAAGGCGTTAGACCAACGGTCGGTCAGGCGCTTGGCGGAAAGATGGCAGCGGCCGAAGAGAAACTACAGAGCGTGCCGCTGATGGGAGACATGATTAGTCGGGCTCGTGGTCAGACTCTTGAGTCATTCAACAAGGCGGCGATCAACCGCGCTGTTGCTCCAATCGGAGCTAAGGTTGAAGGAGTAGGGCAGGAAGCCGTCCGTAAAGCCGGGGATATGCTAAGCCAGTATTACGATGACGCGCTGAACCAGGTGAAGCACGTTAAGTTTGACGCTCGATACGACGCAGAAGTTATGCAATTGCGTGGCATGGCTCAGAATATGGTTCCGTCGATGCGGACAAAGTTTGATCATGTCCTAAAGAACATTGTTGATGGTCGTATGGGTCCACAACGCAGTATGTTAGGCGACGTGTACAAGTCTGTTGACAGTGAAATCGGAAAGATTGCATCCAAATACGGAAAGTCATCCGCAGCGAGTGAACAGGAACTTGGCGACGCCCTGGCACAGCTTCAAAACCTTCTCAAGCAGCAGATGATTAGAAGCAACCCGGCGGTTGCTCAGAAGCTGAAGGCTGCTGACACTGGTTGGGCGAATCTTGTTCGCGTCGAGCAAGCCGCAAAAGCTGC